GGTGAAAAAGATAATCGTGCTATGATTATTGAAGATGTTTATGAAGCTAAGGCTTATTTTAAAAAGTTAGCAGAGGAAGAGGCTAAAGACCCAGAAGGTTTCTTTAAAAAGTATTTCATAGTAGAACTAAATCAAATGAATAAGTTCTTAGGTAATTCACATTTCATAGAAGATAATGGCACAATTAAGAAAGATATTTACTATGCGTGGAAGTATAAGTTCTTACAGTTTGAAGATTTAACAGAATACTCAATAGCCTCTTATGTGTTTAATGACATAGAAACTTGGAATAAACTAAAGAAAACATCAAAACCTTTAAGAGAGTTTCTTAAAGCATGGAAAGAGGAACTTGAATTAATCTTGAAAGGTAAAGCGTTTAAGGTTGTAATTAAAGATGCTAAAAAGAATGTAAGTTCTGCTAAGTATTTGTTAGAAGGTAAATACAAAGATTTCATAGAAGATTTAAGTGAAAAGGATAATAAACAGAAAAATAAAGAGGCATTAGAGGAAACACTAATCACAGATGAAACAATACTATCAGATTTGGCAGAAATAAAAAACTTGGTTAATTAATTATGGCTGTTGGAAGACCAAAGAAACAGAAAGAGAAAAAGCCAACAACAGTAGTAAAGAAAAGTGAAATAGTAATCTCAGAAGATACACTATACTCATCTAAACATTTAACACTAAAAGAAAAAGAAATAAGAACATTAGTATACAATGACATTGTAGCTTTTGTTAAATGGATAGCTCCTTACTTTATGCTGTCAGACCATCATATAGAGATGCTAAGGTTTCTGACGAATGAAAATGCTAAAACACATCAGCTACTTCTTGTTCCCAGAGGTCATGGCAAGTCGCAAATAATGACATTCTTTACTGTGTGGAATATAATAAAAGACCCAAGAATAACTATTCTGTATGCCTCCTCAACTGCAACACTTGCCGAACAACAATTACATTCAATAAAAACACTATTAGAACAACCAAAGATATTTAAATTCTTTCCCAATTTGATTAACAAAGAAGAGGGGAGAAGGGAAAAGTGGACTCAACAAAACATAAAAGTAGACCATCCAATCAGAAAGGTATTTGGTATCAGAGATGATACAATCACAATTGCAGGTGTTGGTAAGGGAATTACTGGACTACACTTTGATATGCTTGTGCTTGATGATATTACAGCACCTAATACAGACGCAGACCCGTGGACACAAGCAGGTAGAGATAAAGTGGAGAGATGGGTTTCTCAGGCAGCGTCTATCTTAAATGCTGGTGGCTCGGTTAAAATAGTAGGCACAAGATACCACCCAAAAGATATATATGCTTCAGTCATGTCTATCAAAGAGCCTATTCTGGATGAAGAGGGAAATGTAGTTGACGAAATAAGTGTATATGAGAAATTAGAAAAAGTAGTTGAGGTTGATGGGGAATTTCTATTCCCAAGAAGAAAACATATTGATGGAAAATATTATGGCTTTGATACGCAAACATTAAATAAAATCAAAGCACAATACATAGACAAAACACAATTCTATTGTTTTCATCCAGATACTCCTGTATATACAGATGATGGTATAAAGAAAATTGATGATTTACAAATTGGTGATAAGTTTAATGGAAATAAGGTTGTTAATATTTTCAGAAGACAACAGTTTGGCGAAGCAGTTGAGTTAAGAGTTTGCGGTATCCCAGAAAATATTATATCAACTCTTGGGCATAAATTTCCAGTCCGTGTTAAAAGTTATAAAAAAGATTACGGTATACAAGAGTTGCAACTTGGTGATATATTAAACAATAAAGTAAAATCATTGAGATTTTATTTAAAACATGAGTTTCCGACAGAAACTATTGAATCTAAATTTGACGAAGATACATGGTGGTTGATAGGGCATTACTTAGCAGAAGGGTATAAATGGAAAAAGTATGTGTGTATCGTTACAAGATATCCAGAGGAAAAAGGCATACATACTAAAATAAAAAATATTTTAGATAAAAAGAACATACATTATTTTACACAAAAACAAGATTCCACAATGATTTGGTATATAGACTGGAAAGAACTTTATGATTATTTAGATGAATTTGGATATTATTGTTATGGAAAGCATTTAAACTATGAGGCTAAAAGGTTAAATAGAAGTTGCTCCGAAGCGTTGATAGACGGATATTTAAAAGGAGATGGTTATTCATTAAAACAGGGAGGTTATGGAATAACATCTGTTAATTTAAAATTGTTAGAGGATATAAAAGATGTTTTATTAAGGCTGGGTCATTGTCCATACATATTTAAACTCTATAATGCTGGTAGCAGAAAATCGTTTGGATATAATGTAAGAACTTGTTATGCAATAAGATGGACACCAAATAGTAAGAGACAAAAAAATTTTATTGAAGACGGTGTTTATTGGCAATTAATAAATTATGTCAAACCAATAGATTATGCTGGTGAGGTGATAACATGTGAAGTTGAAAACTCACACGAATATAATGTTTACGGATTAGTTTGTAAAAATTCACAGTATTACAATACACCAGATGACCCAGATAATAAGTTCATAGATGAGAACAACTTTCAATATTATGAAAAGTCTCACCTTAATTTTGTAATCAATGAGTGGAGAATAGGAAACAAACCATTGAGAATATATGCAGCACTTGATATAGCAGCAACCATATCGAAAAGGTCTGACTATACAGCATTAGTTGTTGTTGGTGTTGACCAAGACGGCTTTAGGTATGTACTTGATATACGTAGAAAAAAGACAGAAAAGATAAGTGATATAGCTGATGAGATATACTCTGCTTGGCTTAAATGGAGGTTTATAAAACTTAGAGCTGAAGTAACTGCTACACAAGGACTTGTAATCAATCAGCTCCAGGAAATGATGAGGCAAAGAAATGCCATATTCAGCTGGGATAAACAGAACTCAAGGACAGAAAAAAGAATGAGAATAATGTCAATACTTGAGCCTCTATACTCTCAGAAGATTATCTTTCATTACAAAGGCGGTAACTGTCAAATTCTGGAAGAGGAATTGCTGTCTAAAAACCCTGCACACGATGACGTAGCGGATGCAACAGCAGCTTGCTGTGAATTAATACAATTTGTTCCTATAAGAAAGTTTAATAATGACAATATTATATACCATCCAAAGTTTGGTGGTATATTATAATTTTAATAATTATAAAAAAAGTACTTGACAAATTGTTAAAATTGTGCTATAATGGTAGTATAAAATGGAAATATAACGAGGTGACGAATGCTTATACAAGCTGATGTGGTAGCAAAAAAGATTATAGAGCTTTGGACTCAACTCTCTAATGAGAGAAATCAATGGCTATCACGTACAACAGAAATAAGAAAATACATAAATGCTCCTGATACTACATACACTGAAGTAGGAACATTGCCGTGGAAAAATAAAACAACAATACCAAAACTGACACAGATATACGATAACTTAATTGCACAATATAAACACGCACTATTCCCTTCAGCTGATTGGTTTAGTTTTTTAGGTGACAAACCAGAAGACCAAGAGAAAGACAACATTATCCAAAAGTATATTAGACAGAAGTTAGAGCAATCTAACTTTGTAACAACAGTTAGAGATATTTTGGCTGACTGGATTATATATGGTGTTTGCTGTGGTGGTGTAGAATATACAGTCGATAAACACAAAACAATAATTGGGGAAGAAGTAGTAAAGTATTCTGGTGCAAGAGCTTTCAGAGTATCTCCTCTTGATTTTGTAATTGAGCCAAGAGCCTCGAGTTTTGATGATAGTGTGTTTATAAGAAGATACTTATTGCCTATAAATAAACTATATAAACTAACATCAGAAAACTCATTATATACCTATAGCGAAGAGGCTATTGAAAAAGCAAAACAAATCAGAGGCTATGTCAGAACAAATGAAGATGCACTAAAAGATACTGAGCTTTTCATTGATGGGTTTGGCTCACCTGAAGAATATTTTAATTCTGGTAATGTAGAGGTATTGGAGTTTTGGGGAGATTTATTCATACCAGAAACAGGTGAGTTTTTTGAAAATCAAACTATTGCTATTATAGACAGAATGTATGTATTATGGAACCAGCCAAACCCAATGTTAAACGGCAAGAAACCATATTCATTTACAAGCTGGCGTCCAAGAACAGATAACATATATGGTCAATCACCTCTTGAGCAACTTGTTGGAATGCAATATAGAATAGACCATCTTGAGAATGTTAAAGCAGATATATTTGATTTAATAGCACACCCGATAGTAGTAATATCTGGCAACCCAGCAGATGACTTTGAATGGCGTCCAGGCAAGATATTCTATGCTGGTCTTGAAGGCAATGTAAGTATTTTAAGACCAGACCCAACTGCACTTGCAGCAGATAACCAAATAGCAATGTATATGGAAATGATGGAGTTAATGGCTGGTGCTCCAAGAGAAACAGCAGGCTTTAGAACTCCGGGTGAGAAAACTGCATATGAGGTTGATGTTCTATATCAAGGAGCTATTAAAATGTTCCTTGAAAAAACACAACATTTTGAAACAACATTCCTTGAAAGAATGCTTGAGTTATTTTATATCATAACAATGATGAATGTCACAGATAAAGACTTCTTAAGAATATTTGATGACGACTTAAATGCTTATCAGTTCATAGAAATAGATAAAGATAAGATTGTAGCAAACGGCCAATTTAAACCTAAAGGCTCTTCTCATTTTGAAAAAAGAAGAAAGATGTTACAAGAACTGCTTACAAGTATTGAAAAGTTATCAGCAATACCAACTACATCAATACACATAGATGGCAAGGCTGTTGCTAAAGAAGTAGAAAGACAGCTTGACTATGGTGGTCTTAACTTTGTGAAAGACTTCCAAGCTATAATAGACCAAGTAAGGTCACAAACAGTAGCACAGATGGAAGCACAAGAGTCACAGAAACTTATGGAAGTTATGGGTGCTACACCACAACAAACACAACAGGTTAGCGAATGATAGCAAAACATTTACTCCCAAAAGGGGAAGATGAAAAAGATATAAAAGCACTTGAAGAAAAAGCTGAAAGGTTGCGTAAGATTTACTGTGATATTATAAATAAATTTATAAAAGACATAGAAGTAACTAAGATAGATGATTTTAATGACATTAATTGGGCATTTAAAAGAGCATACAGAGATGGACAAATTGAAGGTATGCTTAAAGTTTTAAATTTAATAGGAGGCTTTGATGACCGAAGCTAATGAAACAGTACTTGCTGGTGACCAAGAACAGCAGAAACAAGAACTGACCCAAGAAGAACAGAGTTTTGTTGACTCTGCAAGCAACAGTAGTGAGCTTGACTCTTACCTAAATCTGTATGTAGGAGAGGGTAAGAAGTATAAAACTGTTGCTGATTTAGCAAAAGCTTACGCAAATGCTGATGTGTTTATTGAAACACTAAAGCGTGAGAAGAGAGAGGTTGAGGAAGAGCTTCAAGCAGAGAGAGAAAAGTTTAAATCTCTTGCTGATGTTCTGGATGTGTTTGGTAAGAAAGAGGTTGTTGAAAAACCAAAGCAAGAAAATAACCCAAAACAGACAGAACAAAATCTTGAGGAAGTTGTTAGACAAGTGCTTGCAAAAGAAGCACAGCAACAGGAAGTTGTTAAGAAAAAACAAGAAACAAAACAAAGACTTCTTGAAGCATTTGGTAGTGAAGACAAGGCTGCTGAAAAAATTAATTCTTTTATAAAAGACAATCCTAACAAGAAGTCTGTTGTAGAGATATTAGCAACTACTGACCCAGATGCACTAATTAAACTTCTTAAAGAGGATGATGGGAATGCTCAACCAACACAACAAAAACAAGTAACACCTACATTAGGTGGGAAATCAGCTTCAGCAGGAACTAATACCTCTGGTGTTTTACCTATAACTTGGAGTGAGGCACGTAGAATTAGAAAAGAAAACCCAAGTTATTATAAAACACATAAGTTCCAAAAGATGCTGCACGAAGCTGCCCTTGTTGCACAAAAACAAGGTATAGATTTTTATAGAACTTAAAAAAAATAATTGGAGGATAGTATATGGATACTACTTTTAACAGTTCTGTTATAAGAACAGACGTATGGGCAAATGAGATTAAGGACATCTTGCAAGAAGAACTCATAGGAGATAGACTTGTAAGATGGATTTCAGAGTTCCCAGATGGGGATACACTTCATATTCCAACACTTTCAGAATTGAATGTTAGGGATTACGAAGAGGGTCAAGAGGTTGTGTTGGACGATGCTAACACTGGCGAGTTTACACTTAACATTGATAAATACTACCAGTCTGGATTTATCGTATATGATAAATTTAAGCAAGATAGTTTCTATGTTAATGAGCTTGTTTCTAATTTTGTTGGAAAATTAACAAGAGCATTAATGGAAAAGAAAGAAATTGATGTATTGGCACTTCAAGGAAAACAAACTGCTGCAAATGCTAACACAATCAATGGTGCTGCTCACAGGATGCTTGCTTCTGGAACAAATGAGGCTATTACATTAAAAGACATTGCTAAAGCAAAGTTTGCTCTTGATAAAGCTAATGTCTCTAAAGTAGGTAGAGTTGCTGTAGTTGACCCTGCTGTATCATATCAGCTTGTTAATATTGATAATGTTATCAGACAAGACGTATATGGTGCTAATGCAAACATTAAAGAAGGTCTTAGCGGCACTATTTACTTAGGTAGGTATATGGGATTTGATTTCTTTGAAAGCAATCTTCTTGATACCTATGCTGCGGCTACAAACATTGATGGTAGCTCTTCTACAAACGCAGGTGCTTATAACCTCTTCTTAGGGCAAGACGCTTTTGTAGGTGCTATGAGGGCAATGCCTGAGATTGAAAACTGGAGAGTTCACGAGAAGAAAGGTGACGCATATCACGCTACAGTTAGATATGGTATTGACCTTTACAGACCAGAGGCACTTGTAGTAATTGGTGCTAACAATAGTGCTGTTTAATTAAAGTAAGCAAAATAATATAGGAGGCTAAAATGGCTTATACACCTTTAAAAATTAATGGTACCACACAAATACCTGAACCAATAACAGATTTTAACAGTGAAGAGAAAAGAAATATACCTCAAGGAGCTTATATTCCACAAGGTGTTTCTTCTACTGCAACTGCTCCAAAAGATGTTTGTGTAATTATGTTTGACCCATCTTTAAATACTGGTGCTGGCGGTTTAGCAATTTCACCAGTAGGGCAAACAACATTTACTGTAACTATTGTTTAATGTTTTTGGGGGAGTATTCCCCCGTTTTTTATAATTATTTGGAGGACAACTAATGGCTACTAAATATCATGGGCAGCTGACAGATGCTGATGGAATACATGAGCCTAAGGGGATAACAACAGCACCAGCTGATGCCATTTATGTTGCTGACGGCTCTGGCTCTGGCTCCTGGAAAGCTCCAGGCAATATTGTAAATACAACTTTTGGAAGTTTGTATTTAACCACATCACCTTCAAGTTTTACAGTTGCTACTGTAAACACAAGATATGATTTTCCAGTAGGGATGACATTAGACACACCTTCTGGTAATTTTTCTTATAATGATACAACTAAAGAACTAACTTATACAGGAACAAAAGATATTGTTATTTTACTTTCTTGTAGTATATCAATAGCTCTTGTTGGAGTAGGCACACCAACCTTAACTTTTGCTATTCAAAAAAATAATGTTGATATAAACGGGGCTTTTGTAAAAAGAAAGTTTGGTGGCAATGATGTTGGCGTATTAAGTATGCATGCACTAACAACATTATCTAATGGAGATAAAATTAAAATAACACACGAAAGTGATGTTGTTGAAGAGTTTAATATATATAGCACTTCCATTACTGCTATTGGTTTAATAACTGCCAACGGAGTATAATATGGCAACAACATTTCTGGATATAATAAATAAAGTATTGACAGCTATAGATGCTATGCCTGTTTCTCAAATAGATGATACTGTTGAGAGTGAGCAAGTTGCAGACATAGTAAGAAGAGCTTATACTGAAATACTAACACATAGAGATTGGGACTTCTTAAAGAAACAAGGAACTCTAACCCCAACCTATGAAACACCAAATACAATGTTCTTACCAGAAGACTGTATGAGTGTTATAGTTGTTAAGTATAATAAAAAAGAGATGGCATATAAAGACCCTGTTGAATTTAAAAACATGCTCGACAGTAGAACTGGTAGTAATGTAGATGCAAACGGTGCTTACACAGATAAAGACCCTAAATACTATACAACATATGATGGTTTTATTGTTACATTAGATGCCTACAACCTAACTGAAAGTTCTAATTTACTTGAGAGTAAAACATATGTCTATTACATAAGAGAGCCTAATGAGATGTTTGGAGAAACAGATGAGCCAGATTGCCCATCAAGATTTATACCAGCACTCACAGACTACTCAATAGCTCTTGCTATGAATGAGTTAAGACAAGATATGAACTCTTATGGTATTTATAGAAATAAATATCAAGCACAAATAAGTAGGCTTATAAGACTTGGCACAACATTTAGAGAAGATAAAGATAGATATGATTTAAGTGTAGATTATGGTAGAAAAAGGAGGTATTAGTGGGACTCTATATACCTGCTGATATAAAAACTAAAAATCCATTTCAAGGAATTATTCAAGAAGGTAGATGGTATAAAGTTCGTGTAGGTGAAAGAAGTTGGATTGATGGTGTATTCAATACACTTCACTCTGCTGAGAAAGCGTTGAGAATGTATATTCAACAAGTAGATAATAAAAATAAAAAGAAGAACAATGGCTAAACAATATACTTTTGCCAATTACTTTAATTTTACTGGTGGGCTTAATACTGATACAAGTATATTCAATACATCTCCAATTGAATGTATTGATATAAACAATGTGTCTATAAATGATGATGGTAGTATTTCTGTTAGAAAAGGTTTAGAGTTTGTTTCAGGCACTCCATTAGAAACAGATGCTACATATCGCACACTTATAACTACCAATAAAGAACTCAACATACTGCCTATTTATTGGAATGTATATTCTCTTGCAGGTAATTTATTTAAAAAAATAGCACTTATAGATAGAGAAGCGGTATATATTTACCCAAACTTACTAACATACCCACCAGATAAAAAGACATATATTACATCAAAAAGTATAACTGAAATAACTCAAACTGTAGATTATGGCAGCAACACTACTTCTATTGATGACAAAGTGGTATCAACCACAACAGGAAAAACAATAACAAGCTCTGGTATATTTAGTAAATATACAGCCTCTGTTGATGGAAATTTTTTAGTTGTATTTTCTGATGCAATATTACCTAATGTATTTTATTATAATGAGAGTGATGTATTTACTAACATAGCTTTATGTCCTATGATAAGAGAAAATACACCTGAGGAAGAGAAGTCTGTTATAAAGGCAGCATATACTTCAAAGTTTCCATCAGTAGGTATCTTTGCTTTTGGCAGGGCATTTTATGCGGGTGAGCAAGAGAAACCAAATAGGATATTATTCTCGCAGGTTTATGATGGTAATATAGAAACATATGAGAAATGTTATCAAGAGAAATCACCGTTTGACCCTGATGACCCAGATGTAGTTGCAACAGATGGTGGTGAGCTTTATATAACAGGTGCTAATAGAATTGTTGGGTTACTTGAATATAATGAAAGTATTTTAGTGTTTGCAGAAAATGGTGTATGGCAAATAAAAAGCGGTACATCTGGATTTTCTGCTGATGATTTTTCTGTATCTAAAATAACAGATATTGGTTGCTGCTCAGTAAGAGGATACACACAGGCTGAAAATACTGCTGTGTTTGTAAGCTATAATGGTGTATATATACTTGTGCCAGATGATATAACTGGTAAATTAAAAATAGCAAGTCTTTCTGAGAATAAAATAAATTCTTTTTGGAACGCAATATCAATTACTAATAGAGAAAACACATCAATATTTTACAACAAAGAAACAAAACAGCTATACATAATGTATAATGATATTGAGTTAGGTAATTCTATAAACTGCCATTATAGTAATATACTTATTTATAATTTTAAATTCAAGGCTTGGAATAAATATTCACTGCAACAAGATACTGATGGCAGTAAATACAGAATAAATAGTTTATTCTTTTATCCAGTTGTAAAGGAACAGCTATCTCTTGTTGATAATACAGGAAATGTGATAATAACAACATCAGGAGATTTAGTATCTCTATATTCATATACATCTAAAACTGCATTTGAGCCAGTACTACTAATGTCTAAATTAGTTAATGATAAGCAATACAATAGATTTTGTTATTTAAATTCAACCAATAAAATAGATTTTAAAGGTGATGCAGAAGAAGAATATTATGATGCTTACATATTATCATCACATCAATTATACGGTGATATAGCAAGACGTAAATCCAATTCTTATATGTATGTTGCACTTAAAAATGTTGACACAGGAACAACAAATGAATTAGGAATAGATATAAACCCACAAGATGTTTTATATAGAGTTGGTTTTGATTTCGTAAGCAATCCTACTTACACTGTTGATAAGTTTGGTGAGTTTTATTTGACAAATAGTAAGTATGGCAATTATAGAAAACTAATACCAAGTAAATTACCAACATCATACTACAATAAAGATAATGTTATAATTCCTATAAAATTACTTGGCTCAGGTAAAGCATTGCAATTTGAGTTTAGAAATAGAATAGATACAAGAAGTTTTAAATGTCTATCAAACAATGTTACTACATCACCATTAGTAGACACTACTAATTGGGAAGAGATTGAGTATGACTCTACACACAGTAGTTGGGATGAGTCTTTGGTTTATAACAAAGATGATATTGTTAAAGTAATTGTTGTATATGACTTTAACATACAAGGGTGGGCAACACAGTTAATACCAAACAGTAAACCATCTGGAGTTATATAATGGTAAAGTTTCGTCAAATAGAACCATGTCCTGAAAAGTGGGGGTGGACAGAAATACCACCTGAAGAATTTAGTATTTATTTTGAGGTTACAGGATATGGATACGTATGTATAGTATTCCATCCTATGGGGGATATTGCATATTATCACGCAATGCCCTATACTAATAAAATACCAAGATTAAAAGTAATAATAGGATTTACTAACTATATTCAAGAAAGTTTAAAAAAGCTCGGTATAAATCTGTTTGTATGTAGTTATGATAATAAACCAAAAGACACTACATTAAAACTTATAACAAAACATTTAGGGTTTATCCCTATCAATAATGTTACTTATGTAAAATTTTTATAAAAAGGAGATATTATGGGCGGAGTTGGTGGTTTTTTCAAAGATGTTGGCAATGCTGTTGGCGATATTGTAGGCGATATTGGGGATGTTGCTGAGAATGTTTATAAGGATGTTACTGATTTTGTTGCCAATGTAGGTGAAGAAACTTACGAATACGTAACTGGGTTAGATGTAAAAAGAGATGCTGAAAAGCAAGCTGAGGAAATACAAAAGCAATATGATGAACAAATGGCAGAAATAGAGGCAAACAGGAGGGCTGCTATTGCTAAAAGACGTAGAGAGGCTATTGCTTCTAATATATTACAAGCTGTTTCTGAGGCAGACAGAGC